CTCTGTATCTGTCTGCACGACTAAATCATTGTAGTTAACGCTGTGTGGGAAATAAGTAGCCACACTACCTGCGTCCTGAGCAAATTGAGCAGTACCACCAATACGAGTAATAGTCGCTTGGTTGATAATCAATTTGTCGTCAAAAGCAAACTTTAGGTTTTTGTAAGGTATATCGCCTGTCTGATTAAACTCAATAGGTGTGCCACCAGCTGAGGAGATAGTGTTGGCTCTGTTCTTAAATACTGCTTGTCCTTCGGCGTCACAATAGAAAGCCCCTTGTTCGCTGAACTCTGCATTGATAATTGCAGTTAAGGCTGTGCGAGTTGTTGCAGGATCATTTTGACAGAGTGAGTTGCCAGTGTCCAACGATCTCATGCTATTTGGAAAGGATACAGTGTCTAGTATCTTGCCTATGCGTTGACCTGTGTTATCGCCATTGGCTGCGCCTGTAACCGTCGTAATGTTGGCTAAGTTAAACAAACGAAAACCGTCAAAAGCTGTAATGTCTACATAGGACACATTTTCTGCTTGGTCATAAGTATAGGCATAAGTTGTTGTATATCCGCTAAATAAGTAATACGAAATGCCAGCATAGCTCGCTGAGATTCTTAGCTTGCGTAAAGGTGTGAGTTGCCCATACAGGTCTGAGCTTGTGTTTTGAGGGTTAAATCTACCGTCTTGGTCATAGATTCTAACCGTTGCGCTGCCAGCCTCGTAGGTGTCTCTAAGGATATTACGACCACGCTTAATTTGAATACTGCGTGTGACATCAGTCACATCAATCACTAATGCAGGGGCTGTGCCGTCTCCAAGGGTACCGAAGCCAAGCCTGCCGTTAACAGGGTCGCCTATGGTAAATGGGTTACCAAAGGTTGCGCCTGAGTTAAAGTTTAGGCTTACATTAAGTTGCGCTGGTAATGCCATTAGTCTATGAGAGACAATCTGTTTATTTTGGACTGACTGCCTGAAGCTGAGTTATTAAGTTGTTGAGTAGTTACAATGTCAGTTATTTGTTGTCCACCTACTTCAACTTTAACATTGACTTGCGGCATTGAATTATATTTATAGGCTGGGGTTACTGGATTCAAATTGTAATCAAAGACTCCGCCGCCATAACCCTGAGAAGCCCTAAATGTATCACCTGGTATTTGTGACGGACTCAAAGCATTGTATTTATATAAAGGTTGTGCGCTTGATGACATAGAAATACTATTTTGTGCTGCCGCTAACTTAGCCAATTCAGCCAATGCTGCCTGTACATAAGCAGGGTAATCTGCAAAAGGATTAAGGGCTTTAGGTAGGTTGGCTATAAAGGTGGCTAAGCCTGTAATACGACCCTGAGACAATAGCAACTCATTGCTTAGGCGATCTGCTTCTTTAGTGTTTCCTGTCAGTAATGCTAACTGTAATTCTAGGCGTATCTTTTCGTTTTCTGTAATCTTACCTTGCAAGGCAATTAAAACACCTGCTTGGTCAATATCTAAAACTGTGCCAGCTTTTTTAATTTTTAATTGATCTTGCTGAGCCTTAGTTAAAGCTTTAGTTGCTTTAAGTTGAGCGGCAGTTGCTTTAATCTGAGCCGCTGAGTTTCTATCATAAACATTGCCAAACGCAGTAGGTGAAATCTTTTCAGCAAATACGCCTTTTAGTTTTGCTCGTTCTTGTGCGTCAATAGTTAAACCTGTTGACAGACCAATCTTAGTGTATTCAATAAAACGACCTATTGAGCCGCCAATATCTAATATAGATTTACCGACACGCTCTTTAAGTTGATCGTAAGCAATACCAAGGCGATCAATTTGTCCTGTGTAGCCCTCGACAGCTGCTGAAGCCTGACCATAAAAGTTGGCATTAAGAGCAGCAACAGTTGTATCAAAATCGCCAGCCTTTAAGTCAGTAGCCGATAAGCCTATACCTAAGCGTTGTAAGGCTGTTGTATTGCCTAGAAAAGCCTTGCTTAAAGCTGTTGAGGTTGCGTCTAAATCTTTACCTGTACCTGCTGATACATCAAGGGCTGTGCCTAATAATGCTTGTGCCTTACTAATATCCTTAGTTGCTACCAATAGGCGCTGAAACGCTGGAATTAAATTGTCGTCCAATATGCCTGTGGCTAGTGACAGCTTCTTAATATAATCATTGACTTCAGGCGCTTGGAAAGCCATGCCTAGATTGTTTAGGGTCTGATAAAGGCTCTTAGCTTGTTTTTCTGACTCGTAAAATGCTTGCACTGAGTTCTTGCCAAAGTTAAGAATTGAACCGCCCAAGGCTAATGCAGCGCCTTGCTTTGCTAATCTCTTTAAGCTTTTTTCTGCTTTATCAAATGCGTCCTTGCCAACGAACTGCGCACCAATTTTGACGGATAGATCGGTCTTTGCCATTATGCTGCCGCTTTCTTAGAGTTAAACTTAATCTTTGCATTTTCCATTGCTTTAATAACTTTAGGTGTAACTTGTCCGTTAGTTTCTGCCCATGCTCTAAATATGGCTCGACCTGACATTTTGCGTGAAGGCTTGCCTGACTGATTAGCGCTTTGTGGCACACGATACAGCTGTGGCATACTCTCAATAAATTGACGACCAGCGTCAGGGTTAAGTGAGTGACTAAACTTTTTGCTTGAACTAGTCCTAGACCAAGGTTGTCCGTTAGGGTTTTTGCGTCCTGCTGTTTCGTAGATAGCACCACTGGCTTCTGAGTTAAATATCTGTGCTAAATAACTGAAGCCACTACGGTTAGGCTTGCTTGGCGAAGTTGTGTAACCAATACCTCTACGGGCTTTTAATGCGTTGTATTTAGGAAATGCCCGATAGTTAATTGTATCTGCGCTTGAAGTTGCTTTACCCCAGTTAGATAAAGGCGCTGATAAAGGTAGGTATGATCTTGCTTGACGAGCTACGGGGCTTAGGTAACTAGCCATTTCTTTGTTTAATTCTTTTGCTAAGTCAGGTTGGTATTTGCGCAAGGCAGTACGCATTTCCCTAGCGCCTTTTACCTCTACCATGCTGCTCAATTTGTTTAGCCCTATCCTTCATATATGCCAAGGTTGCTAACAACATTGACCTATCCATGTTAATAAACTCGCTGTGAGGTATGCCTGTTTCAACCGCTAGTGAAGCGATTAAATAACTAAAATCATACCTCGTCACCCATTTGGGATATCAGCGTCTACAATCTCTACCTTTTTAAGATCTAAAAGAAACTGCTCGCCAAATGGCTTAACAGTCTCGCCTGATCTCCGCAAACACTCCCAAGCCAGCCAGTAAATGTCCGACTGCTTTTCCTCATCTCGAAAGCGTTTGTGGAAACCTGCCTTAAAGTTTTGTTCAAATGCGTACTCAATCGCTGGTGAAATTTCATGTGTTGATTCGTCACCTGAAGCCTTGGTGATTTTAAGTCCTAGCATTTTTCTCCTTAGAAAGTACCTGTTGTTGCAACGGTGACAGCACCGCTGACATTAAAGGTTAAATCTTGTGTGCCAATATCAGCAACAGAACCGTTAATGTCGGTAGTGTTGTTGATTAAGCAAGTCATTGTGTACAGCGGGTTAGTTGCGCTAACACCTGTGCCTTTTTCCTGTAACAATACTACGGTTACATTTGTACCCCATGCAGCTTGTAAAGTTGCAAGTGTTTTTGTAGCAGCGGTGTCGTTTAGGAAAGATATAGTCACTGATGAGGCTTCTAAGCCTTTTACAAACTTGTGACCTAGATCACCCATTGCTGTTACCTCTAGTTCATCAAATGAACGGTTAAGGGTAACTGCGGTTACTAAATCGCTAAGATCAACTGAGTTAACCTTAACGCCTACTTTGTTGTTTAGAAATACAGCCATTTGGTTATTCCTCGTCTTTCTTTACGATTTGTGGCTTTTCGGTTTTTGGTGCTACTTGCCCGACTTTTTCAAGCCAAGCCTTGTCCTCGGAAGGAACATCTATAAGGTTGCTCATTTTAACTCCAGCTCGTAATTGCGCTTACATTGATTGTGGCAGTTAGCATTTCTTGTGCTTCAGCTAATACCGCAGGTGCTGAAACGCTTGACACATTTAGCTTC